ACGCGTGGCCGGAGCAGTATTCGCCATCGATGTCTCCATCCTTACAGATGGGCGCGCCCCGTTGGGGGGGCGTGTCCCGTCGATGGGGGTAGAGCCGTTGGGGGTGGGGAGTCAAGTTATCTAACTGTGACACGAACAATCACATGACATCTGCAGGGGACAGCCGGGATTAACCGGGATTGTCCGGGATCAGACGGAAAAGAGCCGCAGTTCCAAGGGGCTAGGCGGGCCAGCGCGTGGCGGCGGCGCGGCATTCAGTGCCATTTGATTGTTCGCAGGTTTGTGGGGGCTCGACCGAGAAACACGGAAGGCAAAATCCGCCCGCGCCGCTAAGTGTTTGAAAAATGTCGGCCGCTTCCATTGGAAGTGGGACGATTTTCGCCAGTGGCGCGCCCAAGCATCCCAGTTCGACTAAGCCGCTGAGAAGTTAGCGAAAATCCCGGCTCATGTGCGCGATCTGAAAAATTGGAAGTGGGATGATGAAATGCTCCGTTCAGTGTCACCGGCTATCCCGGAAGAGCTTGACCGCACGCTCCGCCAGCTCAGCCTCGTCGGCGACCATCACTAAAAGCTTCGCCACCATGAAGGCCAATTCGAGACGAGCGCCGGGGCGGAGCGGCTCGGATATGTCGCGTCCGACGATCTCCCATGCAGCGTCTAGCGCGGCTTGGGCTCGCGCGACATCGACCGGGTCGATAAGCGAGGAAAACGGCACGGCATTGCTCCCGCAAAAATCCCAGCTGCGCACGTCGCGGCCGCCAAACGTGATCTCGATGCTGTACGTCGTAGCTCGAGCGCGGCGCGCGAGTTCCTTAGGACTCGGCTGATCGACCCTCAGATAGCCCGGGTAAACGGGTCGGTCGACACGACGCCCGCCGAAATTCGTCGCAAACGCGTCCGCAGCTTCTCGGCTGCAGAAGCACCACCACATCGTCCCCGACGAGCTTGTCGTTTCGAAGTCGTACCAGGAAGCCCAGCGGTACATGATGTCCATGCCGCCGCCGGCGGAAAGAACCTCGACCTGGAAGGGGTGCGTCCGATCCCGGTGCCTGTCCGTCCGCTCGCCCTTGCGCCTGGTCATGGCCATCCTCGCAGCTGACGCGGGCGCGGATCGTACTTCCGGTTGTCCCCGCTGTTCACCGGCGCCTCCGCTCCTGACTCCCGGTGTCATAGAACGCTCTTGAGAACGAAACAAGAACAAGCTTCCATGGTGATGCCCTAGCGGCACTAGGGCGCAACAGGAGACAGCCATGAGTAAGGCTCGCGGAAAGCGGGAGACCGTCGAACACCTCACCTATTTCGTCGTTCAGGCCTTCAAGACGGTTAGGGGCCTTAGGGGAAAAATCGCAGCAGAAGATCCTATCGAAGCACGAGACCAGCATCATGCATTGACGCTATTCGAACGCTACAAGCCGATCCGCGCCGGTGTCGTAGCATTCCGCCGCACCGGATCGCCGGCGACGGGCGACTGGGAGGATGCGGTCATAATTGCCCGCCACGGCCTGCTCCCGGCCGAGGTTGATGGGATGGTGGATGAAAGCGCCGCTGACTTCGAAAGCTGGGAGCTCGGCGAGCACGATCTCAAGGTCGCGTGACGCCTCAGACAAAGATCGAGCCCCGCTTTTTGCGGGGCTCAGTCTTTCGGCGCCAAGAGCCCAGGAACGTTCCGACCGTTGCGGCCATAGAGCGTCAAAGCTGTGGCGCAGACGACAGAGTCGGACGATCCCTTCGTTTCATTCAATGCTTCGGCAATGAACGCTCCATGCAGCTTGCCGTGTTTACCGGCGGGCTCGATATCTTCCGGCTTCAGACCGGCAACGCTCATGATTGCGCCATATCGGGTCCAATTTACATCGAGGCGCGGACACTTTTCGGCGAAGACCTGAGCCCAGGCGGCCATTTTTATGACATTTACAACTTTACTCGACTGCGCCGAAACCGGCGAGATCAACGCAACCGCCCAAGCCCCAAATAGAACTAGCGTCATCTTTCTTTTCATAGCTCGCCTCCAGCCCACACAACCTTGCCTGCAATTCTCAATGCCTCGGCATCCGGCGCCGAGAGCGTCTCGGTTTCGTACCGCTCATTATCGCTGATCAGCTGCAGCGCGCCCAGCAGCCCAAGAACGACCCGCTTGATCCGAACGTTTGGCCCGTCGATCAGGACATAGATCCCGTCGCCGCGTGTTTGCTGGAAGCGCGTGTCGACAAGGACGATCGCGCCGTCCGGAATCGTCGGCTCCATCGAGTCCCCGCGGCAATCGATGAAGCGCGCATACCGTTCGGGAAGGCCTATGCGCTGCAGCCAGCTTCGCGGAAACGGCAGCGCCTCGATCTCGTAAGGGTTGATGTTCTCGAAGCCAGGCCCCGCGCTGGCCACGACGTCCAACTGTGGGACGAGGGCCACGTTATCGTTGTCGCTGTCAGCCCCATCCATCGTTTGAAACATCCGCAGGGTCGGCGGCTGCCTGCCAAATGCAAGCCACTCCAACGAGACCTCCGCGGCTTCGGCCAGAATCGCGATCGCTAGGAAAGGCGCTTTAGCCTTCTCGTCCCGCCATTTGCCGACTTGCTCCCCGGTTGTTGACACCAGAGATCCCGCTTTTTCGAGGCTTCCTATCCGCTCGATGACGGTCTTGAAGCGTTCTCCGAAGCGGCGATCCCCGGAATTATAGGTCTCTCTCTTCATCTGCCTGCCTGAGACGCCATCGCTCGGTTGACATACCGATAAATATCGGCATATGGTCACGTTAGTTACCAATATCGTTAACAGATGTCGGCTTGTGCCGCCATCTCGGGGCATCACATGCACGAAGCCGACATCCTCGCAGCCGTACGCAAGTCCAAGTATCGATTTTTGCCGGCCATCGCCGCGCAATATCAAGTCTCGGACGTTTCGCTTCGGGCTGCCTTTCGTCGCCCCCAACTGCGCGCTGAGCGCGTCTTGTCGCGGGCGCTCGGTATTCCGCTCCACGTTCTCTGGCCTGAGCGTTGGTCGCCGAACGGCGTCCGACTGGTCCGCCGCGGCCGCGCGATTTCGAGGGCAGCCTGATGAACCTGCTCGACAACCTGACGGCTGGTTCGCCGGTCTTTCTGGCTCCGGTCGCTGCAATTGATGCCAGCGAACGGCTTCGCCCCGTCGACGAGGCTCACGCTCAGCTGATCGCAGCATCGATGAACGAGAGCGGGCTAATTCAGCCCATCGTCGTCCGTGCCAACGCCGCGGGCAACGGTTTGAAGCTCGTCGTTGGCGGTCATCGCCTGCGGGGTGCTTCTGTCCTCGCCTGGGAAGAAATCCCAGCGATCATGATCGTGTGCTCGGATGACGAGGCTCGGCAGATTGAGATCGACGAGAATCTTGCCCGCAAAGAGCTGACGGTTCTTGAGCGTGCCGAGTTTTTGGCGGAGCGGAAGCGGGTCTATGAGACGATCAACCCCGCTGCGGCTCACGGCAAGGCCAAGAAGCCGAAGACCGAAAAAGGAAAAGTCGCCAACTTGGCGACTTTTGCTCGGTTCTCGAAAGATGCGGCAAAATCAACTGGTTTGGGCGAGCGCACGATCCAGCGCTCCGTTGAGCTAGCAGGGAAACTCTCGCCCGAAGCCATAGCGCTGATCCGCGGCACCAAGGTCGCCGACAACCAGGCCCAGCTGCAGGCACTGGCCGCCATGGAGCCGGAGCAGCAGAAGGTTGTCGCCGGGCTGATCGCGGCCAACGCGGCCGGCAATATCGCAAAGGCCCGCGTCGTCGCCGGCTTCGTCCCGGAGGGTGGTGCGGTTCGCGAGCCCGAGCGGCTCCTCACCAAGATCGAGCCGATGCTGACGCGCATGTCGTTGGCGGACCTGCAGGCGCTTGCCGACATGGTCGCCGCCCGCATCGCCGCGCTCGCCCCGGCCAAGCCCGCCCGCGCGAAGAAGGGCGGTGCGGAATGAGTCCGATCGAGACCATGTCCCCGGAACAGCTTCGCGAGCGCTACCTCCAGTCGCTCTCGCCGATTGAGCGAATGGATTACGAGCTTGCCTGCGCACGCGAGAAGCGTCTCATCGCCGAACGCCGGGAGGAAGAGGCTCTTCTCGTCCGAGAGCTCGACGATTTCGTCGAAGCAGCACGCGACTTCAAGGACGTGCACCTGTCGCGCCTCGCCGTCCGCAGGATCGTGCAGCGGCTCTACGGCGCTGAGGCTCTGCAGCCGGAGTCACCCCATCGACCGCAGCCGAAGGGCCGGGTCGAGCGCGTCAACCGCCAAATCGCAAGGGGCGACGCGGCGTGAAGCTCTGGCTGACATCCTCCGAAATCGCCGATCTCGCGCTGCCCGGCCTGCCGACGACGAAGCGGAACGTCAACGCGCTCGCCGAGCGCGAGGACTGGGCCCGCTTCTCGGCACTGTGCCGGCAGCGAGCCGGCCGTGGCGGCGGTCTCGAATATCACGTCAATCTGCTGCCGGTGGCCGCTCGCGTCGCCTATTACGGCAGCGAGGCCCCGACGCCGACCGCAGGCGAAGCCATCCAGGCGGCACCGGAGCCGGCTGCCGGCACCACCAGCGCCGCGACTTTGCAACTTGATGCACGGCTCGCGGTGCTCGGGGCACTCAAGCGCTTCGTCGCCCAGGCCGAGCTCAAGCAGACGCTGGCGATCAGCTACTTCGTCGACCTTTATAACCTCGGCAAGATCGACATGCCGGCCTGGGCGGCCGGTGTCCTGCCGCGGCTCTCGACGCGCACGGTGCTGCGCTGGCTCTCTGCCTCCCGCGAGGGCGAGATCGAGCGACTTGCCGTCGATCGCGGCGCTGGCCGGCGCGGCCAGGGCGTGCTCGATGCTGCCTTCGACGGCGAAATCAAGCATTTCGCGCTAGGGGTCCACTCCTTCAACGAGCTCTATTCTGCCCGGCAGATCCACGAGACGGTGCAGCAGGAATTCGGCTCACGTCTCGCTGCCGAAGGTCTGCAATTGCCCGGTCTCAGGGCGTTTGAAGTCCGTTTCAACGCCTGGAAGCAGGAATACGCCGCCGGTCTGCTCAAAATGATGGACCCGGACGGGTTCCGCTCGAAGATGCGCGTCTCCGGCTCCTTCGCCTGGATGGCGCCGCATCTGAACGCGCTCTGGCAGATCGACGCCTCGCCGGTCGACGCTCTCTGCGTCGACGGGCGCCACGCGATTTACGTCTGCATCGACGTGTGGTCGCGCCGGCTGATCCTGTTCATCTCGAAGACGCCGCGCGCGGAAGCGGTGCAGCTGCTGATGCGCAAGGCAATCCTCGCCTGGGGCCTGCCCGACGCGGTGAAGACTGACAACGGCAGCGATTTCGTCGCCCGCGCCACGGTTCGCCTCTTCGCCAAGCTGCAGATCGAGGCCATCCGCTCGGCGGCCTTCTCTCCGCACCAAAAGGGCTATGTCGAGCGGCACATCCGCACATTCCAGAGCGATTGCGCGACGATGCTGCCGGGCTTCATCGGCCACAGCGTTGCCCATCGCAAGCGGATCGAGGGCCGGAAGGCGTTCTCGCAGCGCCTCGGTCAGACCGAGAATGAGGCGTTCAACGTCACCATGACGGGCGAGGAGCTGCAGCAGCTCGTCGACCGCTGGGCTTTCGAGATCTACGCCCATCGTGAGCATGGCGGTATCCGCCGGGAGACCCCCTTCGCTCGCGCCGCCTCGTCACGCCAGCCGATCCGCACGGTCGATGCTGATGCATTGGCGACGCTGCTGATGCAGGCGCCGGCTGGTGATGGCTATCGCACGGTCGGCAAGAACGGCGTCCGTATCGGCGACTTCCACTATCTCGCGCCGGGCATCCTTGTCGGAACCCGCGTGTTCGTAGTGCTCGATCCGGCGGACAAGGGCACGATCTGGCTCTTCGCAGATGAAAACCGCGCGGAACTGCTCGGCCGCGCCACCAATGCCGAGCTCGCAGGCGTCGATCCGGCCGCGCTGCTGGCCGAGACCCGCGCCGCCCAGAAGCGTGTCATCGACGAGCAAACGGCGGAAATCCGCAAGCAGACCAGGCGTCGCGTCACCGAGAAGACAGTCCTCGAAAACCGCCTCGCGCTGGCGGCGGAGGCCAGCGGCAACCTCGTCGCCTTCCCGCCGCGCTCCGAGATCCACACCACTCCCGCGCTTGATGCCGGTGCCGATGTCGCGGCGCTGCGTAACGGCGCGGTCCCGACTGGCCGGCAGCTTTCGCCCGCCGAAGCCAAGATCATGGCGGAACTGGAAGCCCAGCCTGCGGCTGCGACGCCTCCAGCCTCGAATGTCCGCCGCCTGCGCCAGCAGGAAACGCCGCAGCAGCTCTATCGGAAATGGCTGGTGCTGGATGAGCGCCTGCGCGCCGCCGAGCCGATCACGCCGGACGAGGCGGCCTTCTACGGCAGCTTCGCCACCAGCCACGCCAAGAAGACCCTCGACCCTCTCTACCAGGAATACGGCGAAGCGGCGTTGCGGTGAGCCGAGCCGAAAAAAAGGCCCCGCGAACGGGGCCGTTTGAAGTGATCAGGATGGAATTATGAACGCACATACGGCTGAAATCAAACCCGACATTCCCAGCGGCCGGCGCCCGCCGGCCCTGCTGAAGAACGTCATCGCCATGATGGGGCTCGTGCAGACCATGCGCGACCGCAGCCCGGATGACGACGTCTTTGGCTGCTTCTACGGCTATTCCGGCTACGGCAAGACCGAGGCCACCCGCTTCGCCCAGATCAAGACCGGCGGCGCCCATCTCGAGATCGGCGTCAGCTGGACGAAGAAGGACCTGGTCACGAACATCCTGTTCGAGCTCGGGGTGCTGAAGCCCAAGGGCACGCTCTCCGAGCTCACCCGGCAGGCGATCGAGCTGCTCTCGATCCCGGACCATCCGCCGATCTTCATCGACGAGGCCGACAAGCTCGTCGACCGCGGCATGATCGAGAACCTGCGCGAGATCGCCGACAAGTCCCGGGCGCCGTTCATCTTCGTCGGCGAGGAGGCGCTGCCGGACAAACTCGCTCGCGTTGAGCGTGTCTATGGCCGCGTCATTTCCTGGGTGCCGGCTCAGCCGGTCGACCTCGAGGACTGCCGCAAGCTCGCCCAGCGCGCCGACGTCACCGTCGATGACGAGGTGCTGGAAACGATCCGGCGCGCCTCGGAGGGTCGGGCTCGCATCGTCGTTTCCAATCTCAACCTCGCCCGCCAGTTCGCGGCAGAGCGCGGCATTCCCGGCCTCGCTGCCGGCGGCGAGATCCCCGACTTCATCAACGGCAAGCACCCGCCGCGGGTGCGGAGGTTCGGCTGATGGCTTCGACTGTGCCTAATCCGGAGGCCGGGCGGCTGGCCTACTGGCGGATCATGACCGGCCTTCAGACGCACTATGGTGATTTCACCTCGCGGGCCGTCGTCGACATTGCTGGCGTCGGTCATCGCAAGACGATCGAGAACTATCTCGCCTTCCTGAGCGCCGAGCGCGTCATTCGCGTGGTCACCAGTGAGCAGCGCGGCGCCACCACCACTCACCGCTACCGCATCATCAATCAGGGCGACGCCCCGCCGCTGCGGCGGGGCGACAGCAACCTCGGCCAGCGCCAGCAGGCGCTCTGGATGGCGATGCGCTCGCTCGGCCAGTTCCGCGCCTCGGCGCTGGCGGAGGCGGCTTCGACGGACACCTGCATCGTCGCCCGCGAAACCGCCTCCGGCTACATCGCCGACCTGATGCGCGCCGGCTATCTCGCCATCGCCGGCAACGCCCCCGAGCGTAAGCAGACGCTGATCTATCGCCTCGTCCGCAATACCGGTCCGCGGGCGCCCATCGTGATGCGGCCGGAGCAAGCCTGCTTCGATCTCAACGTGATGCGGGTGGTTAACCTTAACTCCCGCCTGACGGTCGGGGTGGCGGCATGAGCACCGGAAAACCCGATCAGATCGCGCGCGCGCGCGAGGCGTGGGGTGAGGATATCCCCAGCGAGGTGCTGGCGCTGGCCCAGGCTTGCAAGGCGCAGACGTCCCGCGCCGTGGCTCGTCGCCTCGGCTACTCGGACGCGGTCATCAGCCATGTTCTGGCGAAGAAATACCCCGGCGACGTCGCCAAGGTCTTTGCCACGATCCGCGGCTCGCTGATGGGCGAAACGGTGGATTGCCCCGAGCTCGGCGAGCTGCGCCGCGACCAGTGCCTGCGCAACCAGGTCAAGCCCTTCTCGTCGAACAATTCCGCCAGCGCCCGGCTCTTCCACGCCTGCCGGGTCTGTCCCCACCGCCAGCAGAAGGATGTCGCCTGATGCTTCAATCCGCTTTCAAACTGTTCTGCTTCGGCGTGGCCATGCTCGGCCCCTTCGCCGCTGGCATCCTCCACCAGTACGTCATCGAGCCGGAGATCTACGCGATCTTCTTCGCTGGCGGCATCCTGCTCGGGTTCGGCGGCATCTGTGGCTTTGCCTCGATCGAGCGCGACGAGACCCGTCGCTTCCGCGCGGCCCTTGGAAAGAAGGGCTGAGCGATGCGGACATCTTCCCTCCCTGTCGACTTGCGCCGCCTGGCGCAACACGCCCGCCATTGCGCGAAACTCAGCCTCGGCATGTCCGCTGCGGAATGCGGCCGCGTCGCCGTCCTCCTGCAGCTCGCCGCCCAGGAGGCCGACCTGGTCGTCGCCCAGGCGGCCGACGTGCCAGAGCTCGAGGATGAGCTGCTCGCCGTCGCGCACGATCCGAACCGGGCCGAGCCTCTGGTGACGTCTGCCTACCAGGCGGCCCTGAAAGCCCAACAGCAGCAGATCCAGCGCGAGCTGGACACGGAGGGGCCGGAGCCTGTCACGCGTCCCGGCCTCGCCGCTCTCGCAATGCCGATCGCCGGCAGCAACGTCACGGTGTTCCCGGTGGCGCCTCGGCCGCGCCCGCTCGGAGGTGGAGACGCGGCATGATCAGGCCTTTCCACACCCTGCCGGACATTATGGAGCTCGGCCTCCTGGTCGCGAAGATCCAGAACGGCTCCGGCGCCGATCGCGAGGTCGACGAGGCGGTGACGGACCTCTTCTTCACGCGTGCTCGCCACGGCATCGGCTGGGACAATCCGCTGACCGGCAAGTGGATCGGGAACCCGGATTTCGCCTTCACGCACTCGATCGACGGGACGTTGCGCATTCAGCGCGAGTTCCTGCCGGAAACGACCTGGATGATCGACGCCCAGGCCGAGCTTCCGGCCCGCGCCATCGTCCGCCATGGCCCCGAGTTCAAGGTTCGCACGGCGCCTACACCGGAGCGCGCCCTGCTGACCGCCTTCCTGGTCGTCTGCGACCAGATCCAGAGGGCCGCGGCATGAAGTCCCTCATCACCGTCCGCGCGATCGTCGATGCGGTCGCCGCCACCACCGGCCTGACCCGCACCGACATCACCTCGATGCGCCGCACGCCGGAGATCGTCGAAGCGCGCAGCACCGTCTTCTGGCTGGCGCGGGAGCTCACCGGCAGCTCCTACGACATGATCGGTACTGCAGTCGGCAACCGCGACCACACCACGGTGCTCGCCGGCTGCGATCGGGCGGCGGCCCGTCGCGAGCGTGACGCTGACTATCGCACCGCCACCGACACCCTGCGCGGCGTTCTCCAGACGCTCGAAGACAACAAGATGTTGGCGGCCTCCACGGTCGCCGATCCGCTCGGCACCGCCCGTCGCATCATCGCGAACCCGGCCCGCGAGGCCGTGCGCGTCCCCGTCATCGAAATCGTCGCCATGGCCCGGCTCATCGTCGAGCTGCTCGGCGAAACCGATCCTTCCGAACTGTCCCTCATGGAGAATTCCGATGCAGCATGACCAGACGATCGATATCCCGCGCGAAGCCCGCGCCAAGGCGATCTTCGACGCCGTCAGGGAGGCCAGTTTCGCCGGCACCCCCACGCTCCCGTGGAGCGAGATCGGCGAGAAGGATCGCGAGCGTTGGGCCGAGGTTTCGGACAGGGCGCTCGCCGAGCTTGGCTTGCACGTCCTGATCGAAGACGTCCTCGCCGAGAATGCCGCCACCTCCGCCGGTATCGTCGAGGTCGGTACCGGCAAGTTCATGCGCGATGCGAAGGGTAACCTGATCGGTCTCGGCCAGATCAAGCCGCAGCGCGTCCTCGAGGACGAGATGGTGCGCAAGGTCATGCGTTTCGCCACGGACCTCTCTGCTCAGATCGCGCGCTTCAAGGGCCACACCTTCGAGGATCTGGCCGCCTTCCAGTCGCTGCTCGAGCAGCAGTATGGCGCCAAGGCCGGTGGCCCGAAGGGCAACGTCACCTTCTCGACCTTCGACGACAGCATGCGTGTTGAGGTCAAGATCGCCGATCAGATCGCGTTCGGCCCCGAGCTGCAGGCGGCGAAGCGCCTGGTCGACGAGTGCCTGAAGGAGTGGGGCGCCGACAGCCACGAGGCGCTGCGCTCGCTGGTGAACCGCGTCTTTAGCGTCGAGAAGGAAGGCCAGATCAACCGCGGCGAGCTGTTCTCGCTGCTCGCCATGGAGATCGCAGACGAGCGCTGGCAGAGCGCTATGGAGGCGATCCGCGACAGCATCCGCGTCATCGGCACCAAGGCCTATCTGCGCTTTCGCGTTCGCGATGAACACGGCGCCTTGTCGACGGTGACGATCGACCTCGCGGCCGCGTGAGGGCGTCATGGCGACCGCTGAAGCATATCAGGACGGTGTCCGGGCCACCTTCACGCTGTTTTTCATCGACGACAACAGCGGCATCGAGACCGAGGTGGCCGCGAAGCATGTCCGGTTTCCGCTCGATGACTTGGCCCACTTCATCGCGTCGAGCAGGACGATCCTCGATCGCATGATGCCGGACGCCAACTGGCGCCTCATGACCGCGGCTGAAGTCGACGGTTATCTGGATCGCCAGGCGGAAGAAAAGTCCGGCAGCTACCTCGTTGAGGAGGGTTGCTGAGATGAGCATCCTCCTCTCCAAGGCCCGCGCCGGCCAGTGCCGCTGGATCGTCTGCGATGCGGTCGATCCGGCGCCGTCCCGCAGATCGGGTGTCATGCCCGATCTCTTCGGCGGTCGCCGCGTCTGCGGCGCGCCCGTGTCCTTTCCGACGAGCTACTGCCTCGGGCATCGCCTCGTCGTCTACGCCCGCACCGAGACCACGTCGCCGGCACCGCCGCAGGAGTTCTCCCTGCTGCGCCGCCCGCCCGAGCCCGAAACCCTGCCCGAACTGACGGAGATCTTCGGATGAGCGCGCCTCGCTTCACCTTCGACCAGCTCGCTGCAGCTGCCGAGCGCGAACTCCGCTTCCGCCAGCGTGTCTACGTGCGCCGCGTCCTTCTCGGGAAGATGACCCGCGCCAAGGCCGACGAGGAGATCGGGCTCATGAAAGCGATCGCCGATCACATGCGCATGGAGGCCGATCGCGACAGCCTGTTCGGGAGCTCTGTCGGTGGCCGATAAGATCTCGCTCGCCCAACAGCTCGAGGCCGTCGAGTTCGCGCTCCGGCGCCAGCAGAGTCTCTGCAACGGCGCGAAGAACATCCGCGAGCTCCGGCCGGAGGCACAGGCACGCTACGACGCGGATCGTCTTGAAGCGGCTGTGAAGACGCTGAGCTGGCTCCGGTCGCATGAAACCGAGATCCGCAAGCTGCTCGAGATCCCGGCCGAGCGTCGCACGCTGCTGTGGAAGCACATGGGCGATGTTGCCGAGCTGCTCGATGGCAAGGCCGAGAAGCCGGCCGGCGAGGAAGGGCAGCGCTGATGGTCGCCTATTCCTTCAACAAGCGCTTCGCCGAGCCGATCGCCACCGGGCACCCCGCCACCGGCATCATCAAGCGCCAGACCATCCGTGCGCCGCGCAAGCGCCATGCCCAGCCGGGCGAGCTGCTCCAGATTTACCAGGGCATGCGGACGACGCAGTGCCGGAAGATCATTCAGGATCCCGTTTGCGTCGCGGTGCGGCCGATCGAGCTGTTCGTGGCGCTGGGCTACGTCCGCTTCACAGATACCGGCGAGGCATTCGGAATCACTTGGATGCTCGACGATTTCGCCCGGCAGGATGGCTTCCTGCACTGGGCCGACCTTCAGGCGTTCTGGCAGGCCACGCATCCCGAGGCCTCCGACAAGGACATGATGTTTCCGGGCGTGCTTATCCGCTGGGAGCCGTCGCGATGAGGGTTCTGGTCGCCTGTGAGCGCTCCGGCATCGTTCGCCGAGCCTTCGAGGCGCGGGGGCACGATGCCTGGTCGTGCGACCTGCTGCCGGCCGAGGATCGCAGCAACCGCCATATCGTTGGCGACGCGCGCAGACTGCTCCGCGACGGCTGGGACTTGCTGATGGTGGCGCACCCACCCTGCACCCGCCTGTGCAATTCCGGTGTCCGCTGGCTGTCGGCGCCGCCGCCCGGCCGGACCGAGGCCGAGATGTGGGCCGAGCTCGATGAAGCAGCCGCGCTATTTTCCGACTTCTGGAATGCGCCGATCGAGCGGATCTGCGTCGAGAACCCGGTGATGCACCGGCACGCCAAGGCGCTGATCGTCAATTACCAAGAGCCGGCGCAATCTGTGCAGCCGTGGCAGTTCGGCCATGGCGAGGTCAAACGCACCTGCTTCTGGCTCAAGAACCTGCCGGCGCTCATCCCTACCGATATCGTCGAGGGCCGTCAGCCCAGAGTTCATCACATGTCACCCGGTCCCGACCGTTGGCGCGAGCGCAGCCGGTTCTTCACTGGCATCGCCGAGGCCATGGCCGATCAGTGGTCGGATCACGTCGAGCAGGAAAGATCCGCAGCATGAGTGAGCTTATAGAGCGGCTGCGCGACGAATGGCTGCGGAAGGCGACATCGTCTTTCACATGCCAGGAGTGCGGCATTCAAGCCAACTTCATCGACGAGATCGAGAACGCCCTCGACGCCAAGGATAAGCAAATAGCTGAACTGGAGGCGGGCGGCTGGCAGCCTATCGAGACGGCGCCGAAGGATGGGACGCACATCCTTGCGGTCCTTCATCGAGGCGCATGCGAGGACATGGACGGCATTCGCCACAAGGCGTTCTCCGAGGTTCGGGAGATTTGGTACCGATCATACACCCAGTTCGGCATGTTCTTGCCGTGGCACGCTGGCGACCCGTTCGGCTCTCACGAAGGCATTGCCCCCGAACACATGGGCGAAGGAGTGCCCATTCTCTGGCAGCCTCTCCCCGCTCCTCCCTCCTCACCCAAGGCTGAAGCGGATGAATAAGAGGGTAGAGCCGCGCCCGCGACGCATGCGGTACCGAAACGAGGAAACTGGCCTTGTCCGGGTTTTCATCCGACCGCCACGGCGCGGCAAGTGGGTGCTGACTCGGTTACTGCCGTCACCCGCCCCCGTCACCCCACAGAAGGACCAGGCGGAATGACGCGGGCGCTGAAAGGAGGAAATCATGAAAG